GAAATCCCCGTCGCCTAGTGATACCCTTCTTCTAACCTTCAACCCAGGAGCAAGTGATGGCAGCTACAACCGAAGTCGTATACACCGCCGCTCAGACAACGGCAATGATGGATGACACCGCCCGCAACCCGGTTCGTACAGACAAGCGCGGCGAAGTTCATATCACGCTCGTATTTGACGGCGTTAGTATCAACCCGGCGCTTATCAACGATGCGATCCAGACTCTCGGGACCGTCCAGACGGACAAGATTCCGCAAGGCGGCAACTACAGCTTCATCATTTCGTGATGCGTTACTACCCAGCGAAGGGCGCTCCCCCGCGCCGCAAAATGGCTAGTAAGCGCCCCAAGTTCCCCGGTGGCCTTTATCCAATCGGACGGCCCAAGCCCGCAGGCGGCGGAATGACTCGCCCGCTTCCTCCCCAGACGGGGAAAAGGCAATCTGGCACAAAACTCAACCAGTCACAGGCCATTCAGCAACTCGCTAAGGTGCTGGTACAGAAGAAAGCGACCCGTAAGGGCTACCGTCCAAAAGAAAGCGCGTGGGGTCGTAAGCCGAAGCCAATGAAGCCAATCAAGGGCAGGGCTACGCTCAGGTGAGACTCGCGGGCGCAGACAAACCCATCCGATGCTCGGTCTGCTTTCAGCCCCCGATGGTTCGGGAGCCGCAACCTGAATATGTGGACTTTGAGGCGATTTACGAAGGGCCGGTTGTTACTGATCCTCAGTCAGAAGTCACGCCGTACCTTGACAAGATCGTAATTTGTGAGGATTGCGTCAGGGAAAGTGCCCGAATGCTCGGCATGGATCATGTTGAGCGATACCAGGCCGAACTCGAGGCAGCCCGGGAACAACTCAAGGAATCTGAGCGCGAGGCCCGCAAAAAGGACCGCGCTATTTCTGACCTGACCCATACGGTCGGCACCTTGATTGACCATCCGGTAAAACGGCCCGCAGGCAAGCCCCAACTTCAAGGCCCGGAGTCGCATGACAAAGAAATCAAGCAACTCCGTTCCAACCGCTCCAAGGCTGAAAAAATCAGCAAGGCAAAGCGGAAGGTAGCGAGTGGCGCTGACGGGAACTGAAACCTTTGGCACCGTAGTCCCGGGTTTTGTTACTGATCTTGACGGTAGCCTGGCTGTAACTACCGACGATGTAGGGGCTGGTTACGGGATTGTGCCCGGTTTTATAACTGACCCAGATGGACGGTTGCTTGTCACTGAGACTACGACTGATGCTGCTTTTTCCGGGGGATTTGTTAGAACCCCCGATGGTGCTTTGGTAATCACAGAATCCGGCACACCAGTAAACGGCGTAGTCCCGGGCTTTACTACTACTGCCAACGGCTACCTTATAGTTGGCGCAGCAGATTCACCTACATGGGATGGCGGGCTACTTCGCAACTCAAATGGTGCCCTTGCCGTTACCGGGTTGGCGTAGAAAGGATTACATGGTTGAAATATTGACCACAGCAGTAATAATTAGCGTAGTAGGCGCTTTGGTTTGGAACAATCGGGAAGCCCGAAAGTCGGCTGACCTCAATGCCAAAATGCTAACGGACTTGATTATTCGCACCGATGAACACGCTAGGCAGCGTGAACAGGAGTGGATGGTAGAGCGAAACAATTTGCTGGAACGCATTCAACGCCCCGAATACATTCCTCCCTCACCAACAACCGGGCCTCCCCTTCCCGACAACAGTATCCACGACGAACTACACTTGGTAGGACAAATCGTAGAATCCAACGGCCAACCGCCTGACGGAGCCGCATGAGTGTAAATGTCGCAGAACTCAATGAGAAATACGAGCAAGCCAAATCTGCTCGATTCGTCCATGAACCCGATTGGATGCTCAACCGCGCTTTCTTCGCGGGCAAACAATGGGTCATGTACGCAGGCGGTCGAGTATCAACCCCAAGAATTGATTCCCGCCGCCAGCTTGTAACCGATAACCGCATTACTCCTGTTGTTACTTCCAGGGTTGCCCGGAAATCGAAGAATCGCCCCATGTTCTCGGCTACGCCGCAAGGTGCCGATGATAAGGCTATTGACGCTGCTCGCGTAGGTGAGCGCATACTGGAAAACGATTGGGAAGCACTTGCTATTCAAAGCAAGTTGTTCATGGCTTTGTTGTGGGCAGATGTGTGTTCTGACGGATTTCTCAAAATCTATTGGGATAAAACCAAGGGTGAGAAGATTCAATACCTCGAGGGACCGGACGGCCCGCTAACTGATGAAAACGGTGCCCCGCTACGCGCCGAAGCCGCGCAACAACTACCGCCCGAAATCCTTGAACAAGTAGAAGTCAAGGAAATTGCCGCAGGCGACCTTTGCGTAGAAGCAATGTCAGTATTTGAGATTTTTCCAGACCCGCTGGCTACTTCTATGGACGATATTGAGTGGCTAATAGAAGAAAAGGTGCGCTCAGTCGAATACTGCCGCCGCCGTTATCCTGCCGACGCATCCGGCGCTCCCTACGATCCCATTCCCGATTCTGAGATCCCTTCTGCCGTTTCAGAAGGCTGGACAGGTGGGGTTTATGTCACCGGAGGCGCTACCGGCTCCTATCGTGGCGTAAAGGTGCGGGAATACTGGTGTAAACCCAGCAGCAAGTACCCGAACGGCTGGCGGGCTGTGTGGGCCAACGACAACCTGCTTGTTTCAGAGGAACCGTTTGACCCGATGCCCTATGTCAAGTTTGGCTCGGTACAGGTGCCGGGACGCTTTTGGAGTCACGCTGTAGTTACCGATCTTCGCGGGCCTCAGCAAGACCTAAACATTATTCGCACCCAGATCAAAGAAAATGCCCGCAGGCTTGGAAACCCGGCTGTTGCCATTTCCCGCCAAGCCAATGTGCGCTATGACGGCACCCCTGGTGAGTTGGTCGAATACGATTCAACGGTTCAAGATCCCATTCCGCAGTTCATGCAGCCCCCCAGCATCCCTGTCTATGTAGAAAATGAAGTGGCTCGGATTGAGAAAAGCATTGAAGAAATCTCGGGCATGCATGAGGTCAGCCGCGCAACGGTCCCGCCCGGCGTTACAGCCGCAAGCGCAATCAACCTGCTTCAAGAGGCAGATGAAACTAGGCTCGGCCCGGAAATTCAGCAGATGGAACAATCGCTCGGTCACTTGGGTACAAAGATCCTCAAAAACCGGGCTGCCTACAACTCCGACGAACGCCTCATCAAAATCGCAGGTGAGGACGGCAATTGGGACATTTTTGCTTTCAAGGGTGAAATGCTTGGGGAAGATCCGCAAGTAGAGGTACAGGCCGGATCGCAAATGCCCCGCTCCAAGGCAGCCAAGCAAGCAGCCATGACCGAAGTTCTCGGGCTTATGCTTCAATACGGCGTACCTATTGATGAGCGCAACCTTCGCAAGTTCCTCAAGGATTACGAGGTTGGCGGTCTGGATCGGTTGTTTGAAGGCTTTAGCGAAGATGCCAAGCAAGTCAATCGTGAAAACCGCCAGTTGCTACAAGGTAATCCGGTGGGTATCAACTCGTTTGACAACCATGAGTTCCACATTGCGGAACACACTGAGTTCCAAAAAACCTCGCGTTACGATGGCCTTGACGATCAACTAAAGATGATTTTTGACGCTCATGTTGCCGCACACCGTACATACATGGTAGAAATGGTCAATCAACAGATCGCACAGCAAGCCCAAGAACAACAGGCAGCCGAAGATCAACAGTTGGCTACCGAAGAAGAAAGTATGGCTTTCCAAGCAGAGCTAGACAAACAACAAGCAAAGGAATCAAGTGCCTAATCTCCCAGACCCCGGAACAGGCAAATTTCTTGCCGCACTCAATGACTTTATGGAGAACCCGCCCAGGGATCTTCCTGATACCGCAATAGGTCAACTCAAAGAAGTTGCTACTGCGCTCAAGGGTCATACCGTAGGCGAAGTTTCACCCGGCCAAAAGCAGGCGTTGGAAGCCGGTGGTGTTACGGAAGGCACCGGCAATCACTACTCCAAGGCAGCCCTTGGGGAAGATAAACCCTCCCCTGGTCAGCAAGAGTTTGAAAAGGCAGTAGAGCAAATGCGCGAAGCCGCTTCTGCGATGGCAACCAATGGTAACGGAGCATGAACTAAAGGCCGCGCTTAGGGAGTACCTTGAAGCCGGGCCTCCTAATGATGTAACTGAACTGGTACAACAGTTACAAATGGAACTTGCCAGTCCCGGCGATTGGGAAGTGGCTAAAACAGCCCCCGACCCTACCCCTGAGTAAACTTCCATTCATTCAGGTACTCTGTGTCTATTGTGACCAAGAGTACGCACACAGTTTCGGCCAAGACCTGCGGCAGCAGGTACAGCCGTGCGTGGGCAAACCACAGTCGAAAGGAAGTAAATGAGTGACGAAGCCACACAGCCCGCAGAAGTAGAGGGCCAAGGTGCTGAGACACAAGAAGGGAACGATCTTTACAGCGCGTTCCTTGATGGCATTTCCCCGGAGATGCACGACACAGTTATCCCGGCGCTCAAGGCCCAGGATGCCTCGTTCACTAAACGGTTTCAATCTCTCTCTGAGAAAACGAAACCGTTTGAAGAACTTGGGGTGTTCGATATGGACCCTGAGCAAGTCGGCGGATACCTGGGATTGGCTAACGCACTTGAAGCCGCCGCAGAAGGCGACGAACAAGCGCAGGAGTCGGTACATGAATGGTGGGATCAGGTAGGCGAACAACTCGGTTTTTATGAAGCCGGGCAGGGCGAGGAAGATTCGGGCGATATGTCCGATGAGGACTTTGACCCGTTTGACAAGAACCAACTCACCAGTCTGCTCCAAAACCAAGTTCAGGAAATGGTTGGCCCTATTGCTGAGTATGTTCAGCAGCAACAAACCAGCCAGCAGGAAAAGGAAGCACTTGCCGCTGCGGAAGCGCAGATTGACGAGTCTATTTCTGCCCTCAAAACAGAAAATCCTGACCTGCCCGATGAAGTCATAGGCGAGGTTCTTGAACTCGCGGAAATGTTCATTGATTCATCTGATGATCCTATTGCCGCAGGTTTTGAGAAATACAAGTCACTTGTCAGCAAGGGCGAAAGCCAGTTGTTTGACAAGAAGCGTCAACAGCCGGGCCTTCCCGAAGGTTCTGGACCTGCCGCTACGACACCTGAGCCAATCACTTCAAACAATGTCGCGCAGATCGCAAGGGAACGCCTAGAAAAAGAGAAACAACTACTCGGCTAGGAGATTCCAAGCATGGCTACTCAAACACTGACAAACGCAGACGCGATCCTCAAGGATCTGTATGTCGGACCTGTCGTTGAACAACTCAACCACAAGTCCTACATGATTGACCAAATCGAACGGCAGACGGAGTTCACCGTAGACCATCACGGTCGGCGGGCAATCGTCCCGGTTCACAAGGCCCGAAACAGGGGTCGTGGTTCCAGGGGTGACGGCGGAGTTCTGCCGGTTGCTGGCACTCAAGTCTGGGAGGACGCGATCATTCCGATCACCCGTCACTACCAGTCCATTGAACTGACCGACGCTTCAATCAGAGCCACAAGTTCCAACACCGGAGCCTTTGTGAACCTGCTTGATGCCGAAGTCAAGGGTGCGACCAAGGACATGAAGAAGGATGTAAACCGTCAAATCTGGGGAACCGGAGATGGTCTGCTTGCTTCTGTCGCGGCTACGGCTTCTACTACGGTCGGACCTGTCACGGTTGATTCGATCCAGTACCTCCATGTGGGCGACCCCGTTGATGTGCTTAGGCGCACCGACGCAAGCACTCTGGCGGGCGGTTCGGGAAATCTCGTTACTGCTCTGGACGCAGCCAACAAGACCGTTACCTTCTCGGCAGCGGTTGGTGGCACCATTGCTACTACATTCGGTATCTACCTCGCCGGTTCATACGGCCAGGAGATGCAGGGAATGCAGAGCATTGTCGCTACCAGCAGGACGCTCCACTCAATCAACTCAGGCACCGCCGGAAACGAGTTCTGGAACTCCCAGGTTCGTAATGTCGGTACTCAGGCCGCTTCACCGGCCACCGCTGGCGAAACCTCGTTTGAGCTTATCTCAGACGATGTTGGTCAGACCGGCCAAGGTGATACGGAAGTGTTTGTTACGAGTCGCGGCATCCGTCGCAGGCTTGCTGACACTTTCCAATCCACCAAGCGGTTCACCAACAACCAGGCCGTCCAGATCCACGGAGGTTACTCCGCGATCATGGTCGCTTCTGGCAGCGGTGAGGTTCCGGTTGTCATTGACGATGATTGCCCCAAGGGTAATGTGTTCGCCATTGACAAGTCGGCGCTTCGTTGGTTCCAACAGTGGGGTCCGGGCTTCCTCGAAAGCCCCCAGGATGGTACTGTGTTCCAACTCAAGAACGGTTCGGTTGCCGGTACGCATGAGGCAACCTGGCAGGCATACCTCGGGTGGTACGCCACCCTTGGTGCTGTAGCGCCGAACCGCCTCGGCAAGTTGCAGTTCGCCACGGACGATGCTCCGAGCGTAACTGCCTAGTCACAGGCACCACGACGAACAGCGAGGGGTCGGGTATTTAGCCCGGCCCCTCGTTTTCGTTTGACAGAACGATGTGGTAGGCTGGCAGTCGTAATGGAGTGGACTGGTGAAATAGAACCGGCTTCGATTGAACAAATCAAGTCTGGCCGTGACGGGAAGATGCACCTAATCACCCAGGATGCGGGGGGAATCGCACAGCGCCTTCAAGAGATTGACGAGCGGCTTCACCTGCGGTACTCAGAAGTCGGGCAATACTATGTCGTTTACGCCCGCGAACACAATCAAGAAGCGGGCAGCGGCTACATGGTTGCTACCTATCAGGAACTTGACGGACGCATTGTGCGCGACCTCGAGCGGATCAACTGGCTCAATCAGCAGCCCGACTACTCCTACGCTGACGAACTGGAAAAACAGCATGAGTTGGCAGAAGCAGCCCGCGATTGGGAGTTTTCGCAAAAGATCGGTGAAAACGCAGAAAAACTGGCTTTTGCTATTCGTAGGGATCTTGGCTACAACCAGGACACGGCTGTAATCAGCAAGGACATTCCCGACAAGAAAGACTCTGAGTGAAATACGCTGTAGCAATTCCCTCAAACGGCCCGGTTCATATCGCATGGGCCATCATGTATTCACAACTTCAATGGCCGGTATCGGGGGAGCGCAACACGATTGTCCCAATCAAGGTGCCGATTGCCACAGCCCGCAACAACTGTGCCATTGCCGCCAAAGAGCGCGACTGTAAATACCTCGTTTTCATTGACGATGATGTGTTGATTCCTGACAGCGCCATGAAACTGATGCTCTATCAAATGGAGCAAAATGACGATTGGGACGCGATTACGGGGGTTTACTGTACGAAAACCATCCCGCCCGAGCCGCTGATTTTTGGAGGCAAGCCAGAAGATGTTTCCGGGCCTTATTGGGATTGGAAAATGGGTGAAACCTTCCCTGTTTGGGGAGCCGGGCTGGGATGCTGTGTAATCCGCGTATCAGCCTTTGACAAGATCGAGGAACCTTACTTCGCTTTCGTAGAGTCCTCGGACGGCATGAACAGCGAGAAGGAAGGCGAGGATCTTCATTTTTTCCGCAAGCTGTATGAGGCAGGCGGCAAGGTGTTTTGTAACGGCTCAATCCTTTGCGGCCATATGGACCGCAAGGACGATAAAGTTTACTCGATGTGGAAAGACTCCAAGCCGTACAAGAACCGCATCCCCGAAATGGCGGATACCCTGGAACGCATGGTGCCAGACGAACCTGCCGCGTCGGTAATCTCCAAGGCTGCCTAGTACCATAGGGGAGTGCCAACTTTTTCCGAACTTACAGACGAGGTACTGAGCCACCAGTTCTCCCCTGTGCAATACACAAACTATGTGCAGGCGCGGCTCAACCAGGGGCAGGCGTATGTTGCCGCTCAGACTGATTTCCGCGAACTGTTTTCCTCTCAGGAGATCATTACGGCCAACAACGATGCTGCCTACGATTTGCCCGAGAATTTCATGCGGGTTTACTCTCTCATGTATACCCGCACGGCAACGGATTCCTACCCGCTTCAAGAAGTTTCCCAAGGCGACCTAGACGCGCTGCCGTTTAGTAGTGGAATACCTACCCACTATGCGATCACCAATGACGAAATCAACCTTTGGCCCACGCCGGACACTGTTTACACACTCAGGCTTCGTTACTACGCCAAGCCAGCCACGCTTGCCAATGCGGGCGACACTCCCCAGATCCCGGGCACCTATCACCACCTGCTCGTTTCCTACGCCCTCTGGCATTGCTACGAGCGCGAGAACGACTACAACTCAGCCATGTACCACAAGGGCCGCTTTGACGAGGACATTATGAAGTGCCGTGGCGAGGTTCAATACGACTCTGATGATTACACGCAAGCCAAAAGGGTAGGCGACAATCGTATTGACCCACTGGCTCCGACTTCCTGGGTGCTTTAGATGGCTACCGGCAACCCGGTCCTATACACCGATTTCTCAGGTGGACTCAATCTTGAAGCCGGGCCATATTTGCTCGAGGACAACCAATGCCAGGATTGCCGCAATGTATACGCGAACCGCACAGGCGCTCTAAACAAGCGCAACGGTAGTACCCGCACCGGAACATACGGGAATATCAACACTACCCTCAACGGCGCGATCAACGCCGCTGTTACCACGATCACAGTCACTAGCACTACCGGCGCAGCGGCCTCCGGCTACATACTGATTGACAACGAGAAGATTCAATACGCAAGCAAGACCTCAACCACCTTTGCGGGCTGTACCCGGGCATCCCTGAGTACGACCGCAGCGGCGCATAACGACGGGGCAATGGTTACGGCACTTGACGGCGCGATCCTGAGTGCCCACACCCTGTTCGCTACGACAGGAGCCTTTCAAGGATTCATCGGGGTTGGCCCGGTCAGCCCCGGGGCCGCAACGGATTCGATAGTCAAGATTACTACGGGCGGCACCACTACAACGCTGAAAAGCAATCAAGCCGCTAACAAACCGTGGGAATGGGTACAGGGACCACTTGCTACAGACGAAAGCCCAGACCAAGGACCGTATTACGGCATGAACGGCGTAAACACCCCGCAGTATTGGGACGGGGTTTCTGCGACTACGGAGGATTGGGAAGCCGATGCGTCACAGGGTGAAGTGCCCGATGGCACTCCCTATTTGATCTACGCTCAAGATCGCATGTGGGCTACCGGCGACCCCGATTATCCGGGCCGCATTTGGAAAACAGGAATCAACGACGATTCCACACCGCTACCTGACCCCTGTAATTGGGATACCGACCTCATTGACGATATAGACCCGGATGATGGGCAAGTAACAACCGGGCTTGGCACAGTAGGCCCGTATGTAATTGTATTCAAAGAACGCAAGTCCTATGTCATTTCAGACGGCGCTTCTGGGATTTACCGCACTTTGTCCTCGAGCATTGGATGTTCTTCACATCGCTCTATTGTGGAGACAACCCAGGGTACCTTGTTTCTTTCAGAGGACTTGGGCGTATGTATTACTGACGGCAGCAACATTCGCGTGGTATCGGACAAGATCAAGCCGCTGCTTGCCACCATTTCGGAAACTCAACCAATCGCTTACAAACGGTCAGTAGGTGTTTATTTTCAGGACTCGTATTGGTTGTCAATCCCATACGCTGACAACAAAAACACGGTCACGCTTCAATACCAACTTGATACCGGGGCGTGGTGGATTCATTCACTAGCCGCAGCCGACTACGCAATACTTGACTTGGGCAGCGGCGCTAAGCTGTACGGTGCGGTTCCCCAGATCGCGGGCATGGATCAAATGCTTGTCAAAAATGTCTACACAGACAACGCCTTGCCGTATCAGTCGTATTGGGAAGGTCCGTACTGGACTTGGGGCGCTCCACAGTTGAACAAACGAATCAGCCAGTACCGCATTGATGGCGTGGGTTATTGGGAACTAGACGCAGGCACCACTTTTGGCGACACCCGCCAACGCCTAGACTGGATACCTTGGGAATCTGGCGCTTCAACTGGCGGCGATTTTGGCGACTCTGGCACAGACTTTGGCGACGAGGGCACCTTTGGAGCCACGCCGACTATTACTCAAAAGCGTTACTACACCCCGACTGATGGCTGGGGCCGAGCCTGGTCGCTTCGCATTTACGACGAAGAAATAAACGCAAACACAATGGAAATCTACTCAATAGCGGGTTTCCTGCGACCACGATCAGACTAGGTAGGATTAGACAATGGCAACAATTGACCCGCAAGTTCCAGTCGTAGGAAAGCCAAACGACACAGAAGATCCCAAGATTGCTTCTGCGATTGGCACAATCCGTGACGCGATAAACGGCGGTTTGGATAACGCAAACATTGCCGATAACGCAGGAATCGTTGGATCGAAATTAGCAAATACTTCTGTTCCTACGGGCAAAATTGCTGACGGAGCGGTAACTGCCGCAAAAATGGCAGCCCTTTCTGTGCTTAGCGGAAGTGTCAAGTTTGTTTTTGAGTCAAATCGCGGAACGGTAATCACATCTAGTGGCAGCCCTCAAGTTTCGGGAAGCGTTTCAAATGTACCCCCAGGCACCTACCTTGTCATAGGGCAAGGAACCACGAACGGACAAGCACACAGTTTTTCTATTGGTAGTTCTGGGGGGGCAGCCACAGTTACGCAGCCAACATCGGCTTTTACAAATCTTGAACGATTGACTGGCGAGGCTGGCGATAAGTATGCGGCAGGAGTTCAAGTAGCTATGGTTGTCGTAACATCTACAACCACAATTACTTTGTCAGCTACGGTTGTAACCTCATCGTTTGTAGGCAATGTATATGTCTTTGGTATTGCGGCTACCTAATGGAGTTACCGCATCGAACAGTCCCAGACCGGGCTTCGACGCTCAACTTTGAATACTTAGACAAAAAAGTTGAGGTTGCCGTTACCGGGCCAACCGGACCTACCGGGCCAGAGGGCGATCCGGGCATTATCATTTCCGACACGCCTCCAGACGATACAGATAGCCTTTGGGCTGACACCACAGAGGCAGGGGATGTTGGTATAGGCCCATCCGGTCCATCCGGTCCCTCCGGTCCAACGGGCGCAGGTTTTGACGATGCCCTAGTTACAAGCACTTCTTACAATGTGAACTCAACAACGCCTGTGTTAGTCGCACTTGCTGCCCCAACTTCGAACCTAGCAGCCAACACAATGTTTGAACTTGATGTGCGAGGTTTGCTTAAGAATGATTCAGGTGCGAGTAGAACCTATGTTTGGACAGTTCAATTTGATGGCACAACTTATTTGACTTACACAGAAGGTGCCGCTCTTACAAACTCGGCTACATCCTCGGTTGTAGATGTAAAAATTGTTGTAGCCGTCTACGATCAATTTGATAGTCACATTCAAATGACCCTAAATCGCTCAAGTCCGTCTACTGCTAACACTCGCCAAGATATGACAACTACTGCCAGCGGTCAGATTTGGAATAACACGGCAAACGATTTTACGGATGGAGGATCGTTGGCACTTTATTGTCACGGTCAAAATACAACAGCCACTCAGACCTTCACGCGCAAAACGCAAAAAGCGGTCAAACTCACATGACGGTTATAAAGCAATACAATCCCGTTACGAGCGCGTGGGAAAAGGTGCTTATCGGGGCACCTGGTCCCACTGGACCGGCTGGCGGGCCAACCGGAGCTACTGGTGCTACGGGGCCAAGCGGACCCGCAGGAGCCACCGGAGCCACCGGAGCCACCGGAGCAAGTTTTGTCAATGTAGACGGAGGCACTTCAACCTCTATTTTGTTTGACGGTGGTATCAACGGAGGAATTGGCTGATGGCGGTACGAATCCAACTTAGAGGCGACACGGCAGCCAATTGGATTGCCAATAACCCTATTTTGGCAGAGCGTGAAATGGCGCTAGAAACCGACACTGACAAGTTCAAGGTTGGTGACGGTGCAACTGCTTGGAACTCACTTCCATACGGCGGGCTTGCTGGTCCCACCGGCCCAACAGGAGTCACTGGAGCGACCGGCCCCAGCGGAATTATTGGCCCTAGCGGTTTAGCAGGAGCCACTGGCGTAACCGGACCTACCGGAGCCACCGGAGCCACCGGGCCTTCTGGTCCCACCGGGCCTTCTGGACCCGCAGGAGCCACCGGCCCGAGCGGTTCATCCGGTCCTTCTGGCGCTCGCGGTGGGCTTAGGTACACCTTCAACAGCACAACGGCTGATTCTGACCCCGGCGCAGGCAACCTAAAGCTCAATAACTCAACGGCTGCTTCGGTGACTCAGGTATTCATTGACAACCAAGACCTCAATACCACTAGTCAAACCGCATGGTATGACACCTGGGATGATTCAACCAGCGCAATAAAGGGCAACCTTCTTATCCAAACCGCTACAAGCTCAGCAACAATGGTTCTGGCGGTTACAAGCGTTACCGCAGCAACGGGCTACTACAAAATCGGCGTTGACTACATCTCAGGTGACATTCCTGGTGTTTCGCCGGGCTTTCTTTCAGTGGACTTTTTGCCCTCTGGAAATGTCGGATCAACCGGACCCGCAGGCGCAACTGGCCCTACTGGTGCGGCTTCAACCGTGCCAGGACCAACGGGGCCGAGCGGTCCCGCAGGAGCCACCGGGCCAAGCGGCGCTGCCTCAACGGTTCCCGGCCCGACCGGGCCAACCGGAGTAACCGGAGCAACGGGGGCGAGCGGGACACCAGGAGCAAGCGGAACACCGGGTACGGCAGGAGCCACAGGAGCCACCGGGCCTTCTGGAGTAACCGGAGCTACCGGACCCTCCGGCCCATCCGGTCCTTCTGGACCCGAAGGTGAAGCGGGAGACATTGTGTTCGGCAACGGAACGCCGACCTATTCACCCAGCAGCGGCTCAGTTTATGTAGAGCTAGATAGCACACCCGTAATCTGGGAAATATGGGCTTACGACGGTACGGATTGGACCGCAAGCGGCGTTAGCCTTTTGACCTACCCTGTCCCGGCAGGCGGCAGCACAGGCGAAGTTCTGGCAAAGGTTGATGCCTCTGACTGGAATCTTGAATGGGTGGCGGCAGGCGGCGGTGCTTCTGGCCCTAGCGGTCCATCGGGACCAAGCGGCCCGGCAGGTAGCACCGGAGCAACGGGAGCAACCGGGCCAAGCGGAGCCGCAGGCACAACCGGCGCAACCGGCCCTAGCGGACCCACAGGACTTACCGGGGCGACAGGACCATCTGGCGTAACCGGGGCAGCAGGCGCAGATGGTGCCACCGGACCCACAGGAGTTACAGGCGCAACCGGACCAGCCGGAGCTACAGGACCAACTGGTGTGACTGGCGCAGCGGGTCCAAGCGGACCATCGGGACCAGCGGGCATCGCAGGAGCCACGGGACCGAGCGGACCCACAGGACTTACAGGCGCAACGGGACCGACAGGAGTAACCGGGGCTACCGGAGCGGCGGGAGCAAGCGGAACACCGGGTACGGCAGGAGCCACCGGACCCAGCGGCCCATCCGGTCCTGCGGGGGGCAGCGGCACACTTACCTTTGACTACGGACCCCCGACTGATCCCGGCTCATCCGGTGATTACTACATCGAGATTGACGGCTCACCACTCTTTGATATTTGGACCTATGACGGTACTGATTGGGTTGATTCGGGCATATCCTTTATTGCCTTCCCCGTTCCTCCGGGCGGCAGCACAGGCGAGGTTCTGGCAAAGGTTGATGCCGATGACTGGAATCTTGAATGGGTAGCGGCAGGCGGCGGTCCTTCTGGTCCTAGCGGTCCATCGGGACCAAGCGGCCCGGCAGGTAGCACCGGAGCAACGGGAGCAACTGGTCCTATTGTAGATGCGACCAACCTCTCAGATACTTCGATATCGGTAAACTCTACTTCCGCCCAGACGATTGCCACTTTTATACCGAATACTGCTTTAGCTTCAGGGAAGGCAATCGAAACAGAAGTAAAGGGATACCTGATAAACAACTCTGGGGCCGCAAGGACTTATGTATTCACCCTCGTAGTTGATGGAGTCACTTACCTGACCCACACCGATGGCGCGACTCTCACAAACTCAGCCACAAACTTTTCGATTGTGGAAATATCTGCCGCCATTGTCACTCATTCTTCAGGCAGCGCCTATTTGCAGATGAGTATCAATCGCTACGCTCCTACTGCCGCAAATGCGAGACAGGCTATCGCCACGACTACATCAGGAGCGATTTATGCTTTGACAACAAATGACTTGACAGGCACTCCGACAATTCAAATAACTTGTCACGGCCAGAACACTACAGCTACGCAGACATTCCGGCGTAGGTTCCAGAAGAGCATCGTCATCTAGGTTCGGAACCTCGTAAAGGATCATCCAATCATGAGATTCCACCTTCCAGCACTACCGGGGCAGCCAATCACAAAGGCTAACTCGACTTGCGCCTTCACGCAGAAGGTGAGGAAGTTCGCTGACATGATGGTGCCACGGGGCCATGAGGTAAATGTCTACGGCGATCCGCAGCACGATTCGCTTGGCGATCATGTGGCTTGCTACCCAGAGACAGCACCCCCGGCCTTTAGCCCGGAGGCTTGGGAAGAATACAACCGGAGCGCAGCCGCAGCAATCGCAGAAAGAGCAGAGCCGGGCGATATTCTCGGGCTTATCGGAGGCATATGCCAAGAGAGTTTGATGGCCTCATTGCCCTTCATGTACCCCGTAGAGTTCGGCATTGGCTACGGTGGGAGCTTCGCACCGTTCCGAATCTTTGAGTCCGTAGCGTGGCAGCACACCACCTATGGACAACAGCGCGGTACCAACAGCGCAGACGGCAGTTTCTACCACGCCGTGATCCCGGCCTACTTCGACCCGGACGAACACCCCAGGGTCAAAGGTAAGGGCGACTACCTGCTTTACATCGGCAGACTCGAGGAACGCAAGGGAATCATGGTGGCAGAGCAAACTGCTAAAAAACTAGGCATGGAGTTGATTGTTGCTGGAGCCGGGCCATATAAACCCACCTACGGCACACAGGTAGGAAAGGTAGGCCCGGAAGAACGCTCCAAGCTAATGTCACAGGCAGTTGCCGTAATGATGCCCACGCTCTACATTGAACCGTTTGGTTTTGTAGCAGTCGAAGCCCAACTTGCGGGCACCCCGGCCATTACAACCGATTGGGGAGCTTTCACCGAAACTGTCATACACAACGAAACAGGTTTTAGGTGTCACACGCTAGGGGAGTTTTGCGAAGCCGTGCGCCGGGCACCCGAACTTGACAGCAACGCAATCCGACGCTCTGCCGTTGAACGCTACTCGTATGGCGCAATAGCACCGCAATACGAAAACTATTTTGAGCGCCTTTTTTCTTTGTCTGGGCCAGGTTGGTATTCAGAGGCAGCAGATACCTTGCTGGGCGGTAGAATCTAAACAATGAGTCGCATCATTCAACCAATCACACCGCTTGAACGCTCTATCAATCAAGCCCCGTCAGCCCCTTCTGCTCCCTCTGTGTCCGGTCCTTCAACTCCGAACGCTAATCAATACACCAAGCCTACTACTACGGCGAATACCGGAACAGCGGGCGCAAGTAATGTTCCCAAGACAAACACGCCAAAAGGCAACAGCGGCGGTATTGGCCCATCCCCACAAGGACAGCCAAACCAACCTAAGCCAACGCCCGGCAAATCAACGCCGCCAAAGTCAGCACCCACATACCAGCCGTACATTGATCCTCGAGATTCAACCTACTACGCAAATACCGCTGCCCTTTCAAACATGCTGGGTCAAAACATTGCCGGTGCTTTGCTGGATCAACAACTTGCCAACAATGCGTTTGCTGAAAACAGCGAGCGCATGGGTACCGATAGGGCAAGGGCAAGGCGCAACCTGGCTGAATCATTGCTGGGAACCGGAGGCATCCGTTCGGGAGCGCATAGGCGCGAACAAACCGAACGCGATCAGGACTACATGATTGACCGCAACCGTCTGGGCTACGACTACGGCAACGACAAGGCAAACCGTGACATTGAAATCGCGGGCTACAAAACTTCATTCAAGGATCAAAAGCGGGCCGAATATCTAAACGCCAGTGATCGCAAGGCAGCCCAAATCAAAGAGGAAGCGGCTACTGGTACAGGTAACAGATCGCCCAGCCCCAAGGAGCAAATACGGGGCTACACCAAACAGATACAAAACTTGAGGAAAAAACTTCCTGATGCTAACAAGAAGCAGTCCGCTAGAATTAGGAAACGGATCAAAGAGATTCGGCAAAAGCGAGCCACGACCGCAAGGCAAGTAAGGCAAGATGGCAAAAGGTAAAAAGAACCCCCTCAACGATCCTAGCCAAGTCCTAAAGGGCAGGGCGCTGGCCCGGTCAGCCCGGCAACTGGCGAACATTGAACTCAACCCAACCATAGGTGCCTACAGGCGGCTTGGTGCGCGTTTGCGTCGGGATCAGCAGGGCGATATGCGCGGTCTTAGGAATCTTGGCAGTCGCACAGACAGTCAGCTTAGCGGCCTTTACGCAGGCGGCGACAAAATCATGGCGCAGAATGAGGCCGATTCTCGGGCGGGCGCAGCCGAGCTTTCGGGCGCTATTGGCAATACTGCCTCGGGCGTTAGCGAAGATCAAGTAGCCCTTCAATCGTCGGTGTTGGGCGACCAAATCAACTCGCTGGCTAATCAAATGATTCAGCCCGGCTATTCAGCCAGCCAAAACGCACTTGCCCAAACTGCTACCGCCCAACAAGGCAGGCAGGCAGAAACGGGAGCCGCATGGGGCAACCTAGCCACCATGATCGGGCAAGGAAACATTCAAGAGTCAAAAAACCAAAGGGCATCAGTTGCTCAACGGGGGCTTGAAGATCGCGGTTCGGCACGGAATATGCTGGCATCTAGAATGGCAGATACTCGCTCTGCTTACGGCGAAGCCCGCCGCGATGCCGCTGGCAAGGTTGCTGATACCAGGGCGCTCAAGGGCGCAACCAGGACGAAGTACCTGTTGGATCTTCGTGCGGGCGAGCGTTCGTTTGTCAATGAACGAGCCGCCGTTGCTGCCACAGCGCAGCAGAACGCTATTGAGAACGATCAAAACCAACAAAAGATTGACAACGACCGCGACGGCAATCAAGGTGGCGGCTATGAACTTTGGGATAACCCCGGCAAACTCCAAAGGCCCGAGTGGAGACAAATTAAGGATGCCGCCGCCGAAGTGATTGGTAATAAAAATGTCACCGATTGGGGTATTATCGCTGACAAACTTGGCAAGGTTGAAGGCATTTCTTGGTCTGCCTCAGAGCGCCGACAAGCGATCAAGAAACTCAAAGAGATTTACGGAAAGAAGTAACCTATGGCCGGTCTAGGCGCTATAGATGTTTGAAGAAAACCGCAAGCGGTGGCGGAATGAGGATGCTGACCTAGACCTTTTTTGGGAGCGTAGCCACGCTAAAAAGAAAAAAGACCCCTTTGGATTGCCAGATTGGGTTGATGGCAG